TGGTTAGAACATGAATTACTTTCCAACCCTTCAGCAGAAGGGTTTTTCTGTGTCTCAACATCATACAGGGCAGAAGAAAATCCTGTTGCAGGTAGACACGAGACTATCTTCCCCATGTTTGAGTTTGAAATGAAGGGAGGTGTTAAAGAACTTCAAGACATGGAGTGGGAGTTGTGTGAATGGTTGGGTTTACCCTTGAGTCTATCAAGCATCAAGAAGTATGGTGAGTGGGGTGAATGGTTTGATACTAAAGAGTTAGACCATGACCATGAGAAAAAGATTAGTCGTGGTATGATTACCGACTTCCCTGAGTGGACATCACCATTCTGGAACATGGCAAGGAATGATGATGGCACCAGTAAAAAAATTGATGTTATTCTAGGAGGGATGGAGACGATTGGTAGTGCTGAAAGAAGCACTGACAAAGATCAGATGCGTGATACCTTCTATACTATATCAGATGGACAGTATGCTCAACTCATCATCGATCTGTTTGGAAAGAGTAGAGTAGAGAAAGAATTAGAAGACTTCCTCTCCTTTGACTTCTTCCCTCGCAGTGGAGGAGGCATTGGTATAACTCGTCTCATCTCAGCCCTTAAGTAGGGCTTCAATCTAGGGTGGCGAAACTGGTAAACGCGACACGCTGTTTCCGTGTTGACTTTTAGTCTTGGTGGTTCGACTCCATCCCCTAGAGTTTTTATTTATGTTTTAGATACTACACCTTGCGTTGCTGTAGTAGAGCTAGGACCGTTATCGTAAGTAACATTAGCACCTGTAGCTTCACCAGTCCTTGAGACTGTTGTTGGTGCTGACCTTCTGTAGTCTGCTCTATCTAAGAAGCGAGATGCGAATGAGTTATTAGTTTTCTTATCACCTTTCCTATCTACTTCTTTATTTGGTACGTAGTCTACCAAATCAGAGAATTGATCTTCAAAGAATGCTACCATTTCTATACTAGGCATAGCAATCAGTCTTTTCTTCTCGTTTACATATATTTCATGCTCTATGTTAGACACAGAGTATATTGATTGGTCTTTTGTTAATGTATTGCCAGTCAATACTGCTCGGTAGGTTTCGTTGACTTCAACACCACCTTTAACTACTTCTATGGTACCATTCTTTATCGGTTTAGTTTCCCAATGATGCACAGCATCAATATTAGTATACTTTTCTAGTGCCATTTCTCTTAAGGTGTTGGCATCTATTGGCCAATCTTGATATGGATCTACAATATTATTTGCTAGAAGTATAACCCAATCTAATTCTGGGTCACCAAACATTTCATTAGCAAGCATGTCTGGTCTCTCACCTTCACGGATGAAGTAAGACTCAAATTGATTACTATACTTTTGAAGTTTCTCTTGTACTTCTACTCGTCTGAATATATTTTTTACCTTCTTGTAAGATATAATTTCATCGGCACCTTCAACACCGACATATACATTGGGTAAATTGGAAAAGAATTTTGACATTTAGTAACCTCTTTCAGCGTCTTCTTGTGTGAGTATCTTGGTCTCTGCAAATGATGCTTCTATTTGCACCGCAGGTACCATAATATTTTTTAGTGGTGTCGTAGTATCGTTTGTGAATTGAGAGACGGCATCTTTAAAAGATACATACTGACCATCAGGAGTATAGTTTACGTTGAAACCTGTGCAGATACATGGTTGGAATCTGTAGTGTGGAATCCTTTTAAGACCTGTACTTCCACTGCCTGGATCAAGTCTTACAAACTCTAAGTTAAATCTCTTAGGTGTCTTAAGGAATCTTCCTTTCAAATTCATTGGTACTGTTGTTGTTGGTGGTGCTGTCTGCTCATTACCATCACCTTCAACATTTTTAGTGATGGTCATCTCACCTGTCTCTTTGTTATACTTCCAAGTATTATTATCGTTTGAACCAGACTCTGCCATCTCTGCGTTACCATAAGCAGGTAACATACCTGTCTTTATGTATTGAATGATTCTGATTATCTCTTCTCCTTCTTTCCTGTTACGAGCAAACATCTTCCAAGAGAATGAATGTTTTCTAAATGATACACCATTAAAGACTTGCTCAGTGAAAGGATTCATTATCTTTCCTTTCGTTAATGCCATTGCAGACTTACCATCCAACTGTGTCTCAAGACCAATTCCGTTTGCAAGACTAGCTCCTATATCAGTACCTTTATTGAATGCTATCTCTGGAAACATACTAGAAGCAGCAGTTTGAATTGCTCCTGTGATGTCATCTGCTTTATTCTTACCGTCACCCATTGCAGTGCCAGCCATCTGCAATGCCATTACACCTACTTGACCTACATCAACTGTTGAATAGTCTGCTTGGTATGCTGCTGATAATCCTGCTGGCATTGCTAGGTAAGTAGTTGTTGGATCCAACTTAACATTTTGTCTACCACCTGGTAGGTTTGCTCCTCCATATCCTCTTGGTGCTGCATCAAAATCGATTTCAAATTTCCTGATGCGTAAGTAGTCAACAGAGCCAGTGCTTCCTTCAACACCATGCTCATCTCTTCCTACGACAGGTACTCTTGTGGGATATTTTAAAGTTGCTGTCATTCGTCCTAAATAGTTTCACTACTTGCTATGTCTATTTATGAGGTACAAGGGTAAGTATACATGCCGATTCCCTCGGAAGTATAAAGGCAACCCACTTAATATTGTTTATCGATCCTCTTGGGAATACAAATTCATGGTGTGGGCAGACACATCAACGTCAGTAACCGAGTGGGGTAGTGAAGAGATTGTCGTCCCTTATATCAGTCCTGTTGATGGCAAACGCCATAGATATTTCCCTGATTTTTATATTAAAGTGAAGGGTAAAAAGTATATGGTTGAGGTGAAGCCCCTATATCAAACAAAAGAACCTAAGACGCAGAAAAGAATTGATAAGAAATATATAAGAGAGGTTGTTACATACAGTGTCAACCGTGCAAAGTGGAAAGCGGCTCAGAAATTTTGTAAACAATTGGGATGGCAATTTCAAATCATTACTGAAAAAGAACTTAAAGTATAATGGCATATCAGAACCAAAATTTTAAATCAATTGCGAGTGGCACACCTAAAGCACCCTTGAGTCAGATGATGGGGTGGTTTAAGAATAATAAGAATGCTCCCTCGTATAGCAATAGATATTCAGTTCAGTTTACTACACCAAAGATATTTGGTGGCCTGAATGGAATGGATGGAGTATCTTATTATAATGGTACGACTTTTCAATTAGAGACAGGTGACAATGCTAACTTGTTAAACTTCTATGCAAATAGTGTTAACCTACCTAGTAGACAGGTAACTACATCTTCTATCACTAACATAGGTTCTGCATATAACTATGCTACTTCATCTACATTCAGTCAGATTCAAATAGATTTTTTAATGCCTAGGTCACAGGTTACTCGTAACATCTTTGAGAGATGGATACAGTTAATGTCTAGTGATTCTAATCAATTCACAGATTATTATGACAGTTATGTTTGTCCTAGTCTAAAAGTTTTTAAGTGGGAAAGAGGTGGAGGAAATAAGGTACCTTATACTACAGAGTTTCTTGATAAGATTCAGTCATTAGGTATCAAGTTAGAAAATGTACCACAGTATAAGATTGATCAATTGGTAGGAATCTATGACATGAGAAATGTATTTCCATTCAACATAGGATCATTAACGTTAACCAATGAGACAGCATCGACTATGAATTTGTCTGTTGGATTCTACTACGAGAGGTATAGATTCTATGCCGATGATAAGTTTGATAGTAGTGCTAATCGTATGTCATCTACTGCATTCACTGGCCAGTCGGGGGATGACTGGAGAGATCCAAATCAAAACATGTCTAGGACAGATGATAAAGGTAACGTTACCTACTACAATCCTAATGAACCTGATACTTCATCAGCATCTAGTACAACTACTGTCTAAACCAAAACCGACCTTCGGTTCCCCAGAAGTCGCGAAAAAATCTCAGCATATTTTTTGACCCCTAGGGTTTTTGAATAAATAACTGTACTGAAGTGAATTCTATGGCATTACCTAAGTTAAACGTCCCTGAGTATAATCTCAAGCTACCTTCCAATGGGAAGAATGTAAAGTATAGACCTTTCCTGGTCAAGGAGGAGAAACTTCTCTACCTAGCAATGGAAAGCGGTGAGCAGAAGGATATGATTGATGCAGTCAAGAATATTCTCCTATCATGTACGAGTCTCAGGTCATTGAAGGATTTATCAACCTTTGATATTGAATTCCTCTTCTTAAAAATTAGAACGAGGTCAGTTGGTGAGGCAGTTAATGTAAATATTACTTGCCCTGATGATAATACAACACAGGTACCTGTATCAATACCATTAGATGATATTGAGATTAAAACAGATCCAAAACATAATAAGGAGTTGAAACTCAGTGATGATATCATTGTCACTATGGGTTACCCAAGTTTTGATATGTTTGTCAAGTTAAATCTTGTTGGTGATGATCCTGGTATGGATCAAGTCTTTGAAATGGCAGCAGCATGTGTTGAAACTATTGCTGATACCGAACAAGTATATGATGCTAAAGAGTCCAGTAAGAAAGAGTTGTTATCTTTCTTCGATGATATGAACTCAGGACAATTCGCAAAGGTTCAACAATTCTTTGAGACTATGCCTAAGTTATCTCATACATTGAAGGTAACAAACCCTGAGACTGGAGTTGAGAATGAGGTGACACTTGAGGGTCTTGCATCTTTTTTCGAGTAGCCCTACTGCATGGGGATCTTAGGTCATATTATGAAGGCAACTTTGCTTTGATGCATCATCATAAGTGGAACATTGAATACATAGACAACCTTATACCATTTGAAAAGGAAATCTATATTCATCTACTAATAAACTTCCTGAAAGAGGAAGAGAAACGACACAAAGAAAGACAAGCAGCCAATGGCTAAGTTAGTTACATACAAACCCACCAAACCTGACAGTGCTGCTGGTAAACCTGCGGTAGTTAGAGCCTTAGGTCAACACACTCGTGCTATCAATAGTGTAGGGCTAGTTAGTAATAGTATTGGTAAGATAGCTCAGGAAATGAAGTCGATTGCTGGTGCAACGATATCATTTCAAAAGTTTCAAGAGAAGAAAAAGAAGAAGCAAGCTCGGTTAGATAAGGATAGAGCTGCCGAGAATCAACAAGAGGGTAAGATATTACCTGATGGTCCAGGTCAAGGTAACATTAACGAAGGTAAGGATGCTGACCTGAAAGATGATAAGACAACTGCGGAAGCAGGTGGTTGGTTAGAGCAAGTCTTTGGACCATTCAGTAAGTTTTTAGGTAGTTTGATTAGCCTGGTAATAACTAAGGCAGTCTTTGACTACATGAAGGATCCAAAGAGTGCTAAGACAATACAGTGGGCTGTAGAAACTGTTAAAAAGGTCTTTGGTTTCTTAGCGAAGTGGGTTAAGGGATCTGTTGAGAATCTTCTCGGCGGTATGGGTAAGGTATTTGATCCTAACGCACCATTTTGGGAGAGGATAAAAGGATTTGGTCAGATGCTGATGGGATTCATAGGGCTAGCAGCTCTACTGAATCCTTTCGGTTTGATGATGGGTATCGTCACACTGTGTACTAACCTAGCTGGTTGGGTTGAGAAAGTTATTAACTGGTGGAGGAAGAAGGCTGGAAAGGCAGCACAAAAGACTATTAAAGCAGCAGATGCGACCAAGGATGCTATTAAAGGAGCAGATAAATTAAATGATGCTAAGAAGTCAAAGGGTATTATCTCGAAACTAGCAGACTCTAAGATTGGTAAGAATATTACTGGTGGTATTGATAATATAACTAAGGCTTTAGATCCAAAGAAATTAAAAAATTTATTACCCAAGGTAAATTTAGGAAAAGCAGGGAAGGGAATAGGTGACTTCTTCGGTGGTGGGTTTAAGAATATTAAATCTGGTATTGATTGGGCTGGGAAGAAGGCAGTTTCAGGGGCAAAGTTTGTTGGGAATAAAGCTTTAGACTAT